GAGCTCCCCGTGCTGGTCGAAGTCCATGCACTCGAGATTCCCGGAGACCTTGCCAGAAACCACGCATATGGCGTCGTGCTGGTTCGAGAACCACGCCCTGACCTCGACTTCCGTCGGAAGCCGCGACTGCCAGTTCTTCCATGAGCCGATGGCTGGGTGCTTCCTAGACTTGGCAGCGGGAAGGCACGAGAGGCCGGCGGCGAGATACGCCATAGCGGTCGCGGCAGGTATTGCAGCCATGTGGCCTCCTTTGTTTTCTTGGGGTTGATGTGTGAGTCATCCGCTCTGCGAGCGGACGTTGTTGATGGCGTTCTGCCAGGGGTCGTAGCGCCCCGCGCCCATGTTGCGGACGCAGAGCCACAGCACGGCGAACAGGAGCGCGGTTCCGAACGCGAACAGGGCGGCGTAGCGGACGGCCCTGAAAAGCCTGTCCCTCCGCCGCGCCATGCGCTCGATCCACGCCCACTCGTCCTCTTCAGAACGGAATGTCGTCACAGTCCTCATAGACGTCTCCTTCCTCTACGCTGCCTGCCGACCCGCTCCCGGCGATGGGGAAGTCGCCAAGCTCGCAGCCGGTGATTTCGGGATACTTCTGTCCCGACACGAACCGAACGGTTATCCCCCTGACCTCGCGCAGCATCCCGGTGAACTCGTGTTCGCACACCTCCTCCGCCGTGCGCGGCGCGGGGCAGTCGGGATGCGCATGCTCGCGCCACCACTTCTCGAACTTCCTGCGGGCGTAGCCCGTGTGTTCAGGGCAGAGCCACTCGGAGTAATGCGTCAGGTAGTCCACGTCGTATGTGACGCGCACGGTCTTCGGCGAGCCGGGAGGAGCGCCACGCTTCTCCCACACCTGGTAGATCGTGTGCATCACGGGGAACTTCTCGACCGTCACCTCGCCGGACAGGATGCCGACCTTTGCCGCCATCGCCTCGTGCGCCTTGCGTTCAGGTTCCTTGCGCGGCCATTGGTAGCCGCAGTCGGGGCAGAGCATGACGGAAAGCGGAACCATCGTGCGGCAGTTCGGACACTCCTTTGCAAGAGGCCCGCCGCCGCCCTGACCAGGCTCTTTAACCTTGATCATGTCGATCGGGCCGTGGCGTTCGATGTTGCGCCCGTAGTCGAGGACGAGGCATTCCGTCTTGCCCGTCTCGGGCGAAAGCCGGAAGCCCCGCCCGACCATCTGAACAAGCAGCCCAGGGCTGTTCGTCGGACGCAGCAAGGCGATGGTGTCGAGCCTGGGGATGTCCGTCCCCGTCGTGAGGACAGAGACGTTGCAGGCATAACGCAAAGGCGGCTTCTCGCTGAAGAGGTCTGCCTTGACGGATTCTCCGCGAAGTCGCCTGATTGTCTCCTCGCGCTCGCCAGCCAGCGTGTCGCCGGTCACGATTGCGCACTCCTCGCCTGAGAAGCGACTAATCGCGTCCGCGACCTTCCTGCAATGTGCGATTGAGGTGCAGAAGATCAGACACGCCTTGCGGTCCTTCGTCAGCTCCGCGATCTCGCGGCAGGCGGAGGACACGAGACGGTCCTCGCCCATCAGCTTCTCCACGTCTTCCGCGACAAACTCGCCTGCCCTGACGTGTAGCCCCTCGGTGTCCGCCTTGATCTTGCCTGCCTTGGCCGTTATCTTCGAGATGTACCCCTTGTTGATGAGGTCTTTCACTCCGATTTCGTAGCAGACCTCGTTCAAGAGGTTCTCCGGCTTGCAGATGAGTCCACCTTGCGTCCTGTAGGGCGTCGCGGTCCAGCCGACAAGCCGGACGTTCGGGTTCGCCTTTTTCGCCGCATCAAGAAAGGTGCGGTAGCGTCCCTCCCCGTCGGGCGGTATGAGGTGGCACTCGTCTACCATGACGAGGTCGAACGGCTTGAACTCGTCGATGCGGTTGTACACGGACTGGATGCCCGCGACGATGACGGGCTGCGTCACGTCCCGGCTGTCTAGTCCGGCCGAATAGACGCCGACGTTGAGTTCCGGGCAGATGGCCTTGAGCTTCCCTGCGTTCTGCTCGACCAGCTCCTTGACGTGCGCAAGTATCATCACCCGCCCGCCCCAGAGCGTCACCGCGTCCTTTGCGACCTGCGCTATGCAGAGTGACTTTCCGCCCGCAGTCGGAATGACGACGCACGCGTTCGTGTCCTTATCCCGGAGGTGGCCGTACACCGCGTTGACAGCGTCGCGCTGGTAAGGGCGCAAGTCGTACATGGACGAATCCTCCTTCAATTGGGTCGAGCATCTCCATTTCGAGACGCCTTATCTGCGAATCGTCCTCAAGGATGCCCGCAGCCGTGATGGAGTCCTGAAGGCACTTGAGGAGATTGTCGAGGTCGCGCCGGCGTCTGTCCGGCGGGTAGCACTCGAGGTAAAGGGAAACCGCCCCGGAGAGCCTATTCTGCCCTCCGAGGCGGCTTACGCACATCATGCGGTACTTGCGCCCCGCGCGGCTTATGAGGACGCGCGGCCCGACGTGGCGATAGTAGTTGTTGACGCTTGGCGGCCAGGGGAGGTCGAACTCTAGCGCCTCCACGGGGGCGTTCCCGATGCGGTCGCCGAAGAGGTCTGCGCGGCCTGCGCCGTCTGCGCCGCCTTCGGCTTGTACGCCTTGACGACGTTGCGCGTCGGGTCGTTCCTGTCAACGCCCACCGTCACCATGAGCGGGAGGTTGTGGAGCTGGTCGGTGTCGTTCAGCTCGACAACGCCGACCGCCTTGCAGAGGCTGGCGAGTTCCTCGCGCCCGATGCGCTGCGCCTCCACCTTCGGATGCTCGTAGTTGATCCAGACGAAGACCTTGCGCCCCTTGGCGGGACCTTCGGACAGGATCTCGAACGTGAGGTTGATGCCCATGCCGAGACCGTTCTTCGTGGCCTTCATCTCCGAATCGGTGATGATCGCCTCGTATGTGCCGGACGGGATTGCGTCGCGGGAGGTCGTGTCGATCTCCGCCGCGTTGAAGTTCAGTTGTGCCATGATTGGATTCCTTTGTGTTTGGGAATGAAAAAGGGAACCCGCGCCGACCGGCACGGATTCCCTTGCTTTCATGATGTGCTTTGCCTTACTTCTTGGAGCCGGCCTTCATGCCGTCCATGAAAGCCGTCCACGAGAGAGCCATCTCCGTGGGAAGAGAGTAGCGGTTCTTCGCGTTGAACGCGGGAGAGCCGTTTGTCCTGATGACGCGCTCGCCGCCGTCCGCTCCGACTGGTGCGGCCTTGCCGGTCGTCGAGTCGATGCGCATCCTGCGGGTCGCGAAGAGGACGGCGTCCGCCCACTCGCAGACGAGCGAGTTCGCGGCTTTGTGGAGGCGCGGCTGGTAGCGGTCGTATGCGGGATGCTCCGGGTCCTCGAACCTCTCCACCTTCGCGTGGGCGACGAGGATCACCGCCATCTGGCGCTTCGCGCGGATCTCGTTCAGGAGCTTCACGATCTCGCGCCAGTAGGTGAGCGCGTGCGTGTAGCCCTTGCCGTAGCCGCCGTCGGCCTTTTCGATGGACTTCACCCCATAGTCCTGGCAGACGCGGTCCCAGATGAGACGCTCAAGCCAGTCGAGCGAGTCGAGGCACAGCGTCTGGAAGTCATGCTCGCCGTCGCGGACGGCCTTGAGCTGCTCCACCACCTCCGCGTATGTCGCGCAGAGCGGGAACTTCGCCGTGTCGATCTCGGAGAGTCCGTCTTCGGTTTGCACAAAGACGGGCTTGGGGGCGGATGCCGCAAAGGTCGACTTGCCGACTCCCTCGGAGCCGTAGATCATGATGCGGGGCGGCTGCGGCTGCCGTCCCGTGGTTATCGAATCGAGCAGGTTGCTCATGTACTTGCCTTTCTTCCTTGTTTGACGACAAAGGTCTTTCTGGGCTTCCTGCCCGGAGTGCCTTTGCCAAGATTCTTGTTCTGCGGAACGCTCCTGCGCACGACCCGTCGGTTCACGAACCTGAGAAGGCTCTCCCGCGACACGCCGATGGCGCGGCATCCGCATCCGTACACCCGGTCGAGATAGCCGTGGTCGAGGTAGTACGACAGCGTCCGCCTGCTGACTTGCAGTATCTCTATCGCATCGCTGTACTTGACGGAGTGGATTATGTCTTCCTCCGTCTGCGCCTTCCCGCGCAGTATGTCGATGGCGTGTTCGAGAATTTCCTTTGTCAGCTCCGGATCTGTGGTTGCGATGCTCCTGATCGCGTTTTCGGTTTCAAGTCTCATGACGGCGCTCCTTTGCCTAAAGGTCGAATACGCGCATGTCTTCAGTCCGCGTCGGCCACGCGTTCGCCCTGCGGCACTCGCGCAGTTCGGCGATGGCGCGTTCGTTCTCGCAGGCGCAAGCCTGCAGGAGTCCGTCGGTGAGCTTCCACACTCCGCAGCGCATCGGCTCGCTCTTCTCTACGCCGATCAAGTAGCAGTCGGCCTCGACCTCGCCACCGCTCGCCGCGCGGAGAACCTCGCGATAGAACGACATCTGCTGCGGATAACCGAAGCGGCGTGCGTCGCTCTCAAAGTAGGTCAGGTCTTGCGCCGTCTTCAGGTCGCAGATTGCGGGGCGCCCGGAGAAGGCGGAGCGGAACCAGTCCATGCGTATCTGGCATGGTTCGCCGCAGTAGTTGCAGCGGACGGTCTGCTCC